AGCCGAGGTGCAGGAACGGGCCAGGATGGCGCGGATCGAGGCGGCCGAGATGCGCGTTCATCGCGCCGTGCAGGCGCTCGGCGTCGTCATGGCGGCGCTCTGGCTGATCGGGCTGGCGGTGATCGTTTGTCTGGAGGTGATGTTTTGAAACGACCCGAGGAAGCATTGCAGCGCGCCGTCTGCGGCCTGCTGGCGATCTACGAGGCTAAGCACCTGCTGGCGTATTGCCACGTGCCATCGGGCGGGTACAGGACGCCGGCCGAAGCGGGCATCCTGAAGGCCATGGGGGTCAAGCGCGGCATCCCCGACCTGCTGGTCTGGACACCGAACGCGCACAGTTTCGGAATTGAACTCAAGGGGCCGAAGGGCAAGGAGTCCGACGCGCAGATCCTGTTCAGGTCGACGCTGGAGAGCCTGGGCCACCGCGTCTACGTCTGCTGGAGCATCGAGGAGGTGGAGGCGGCGCTGCGGCTGGAGAGGGTGCCGAGCATAGGCACGTTGATGGAGGCTGCCGAATGAGCCGCGCCCCGTACATGCCGCAGATCCGCCGCCTGTTCGTCGACGTCGAGACGCTCCAGGTCCTCGAACAGTATCTCGGCGACCGGCCGCAGTCGGACAAACGCGCCGCCGACCTGCACGACCGCATCGTCACCCTCCTCGACGCCCAGGGCTTGCTGAAGGGCGATGCCGGGTGAGCGACCGCGACGAGGACCTCGCCGCAACCCTGGCGCTCCGCCGGAGCCTCGTCAGCGACGACCGCCAGCGGCACAACCGCGTCCTGGTCGAGCGGCTGGCGGACGGGTTCGGGAGCAGGGCACGTGTGCAAAGTGCGCTGGAGCGGTACGAGCGGCGCGGGCAAATTTCTGCCAGGCAGGCCAGGGCAGGTGAGCGCATCTATGCCGCCTATGCGCTCGGCGTCGTCGGCGCCAGGAACGGCGAGGCGAGCGGCAATGGCAGCGACCCCGGCGGCTACACCGACGCCCAGATCGTGATGGCGCAGGAGTACCGCATCGTCAGGGACGCGGTCGGGCCGAGGCTTTGGAGCGTCTGTTTCAGCGTCTGCGTGGAAGACATGACTTGTCAGCGCTGGGCCAACGAACGCGGCCATGCCATGCACCCAAACAGTGCGCTCGCGTTGCTGAGAGTCGCCTTGGACACGGCGGCAGATGCACTCGGCGACGTCTGAGTTGCAGAACGCTTGACATGCATGATCCTGATGTGCGATTGAGGATTATGCGTCGCGTAGTGACGATGCACCAGACCCGTCCGGCGAGAGCTGCGGCGGGTTTTTGCATATCTGGGGGCCATGTTCGACACCATCGCCAAAGCCACCGCGGACTGGACCGGACGACCGGCGGCGTTCGTCTGCGCGCTGGCGGTCATTGGCGTGTGGGCGCTGACCGGGCCGGTGTTCGGCTACTCCGACACCTGGCAGCTCATCATCAACACCGGCACCACCATCGTCACGTTCCTCATGGTGTTCTGCTTGCAGTACGCCCAGAACGCGGACACCCAGGCGCTCCACGTCAAGATCGACGGCCTGATCGCCGGCTGCAGCACCACCAGCAACCAATTGCTCGACCTCGAGGACCGGCCGCGCGCCGAGGTCGATGCCGCCAAGCGCCGGATCGTCGAGGGAGAGCCGTGATGCGAACGATCCGCACTGACGAAAACCGGCAGCGCATTCTCAAGGCGCTGGCGCGTGGCGGCAGTTACACACTGGCCGCTGAAGCCGCCGACATCGGCCGCTCCGCGCTGCATGAGTGGCTGCGTGAGGATGAGGAGTTCAAGGACCAATGCCTGGGCGCTATCGAAGCCGGCACTGACCGCCTCGAGGACGTCGCTGTCCAGCGCGCGGTCGAAGGTGGCTCGGACACCATGCTGATCTTCACGTTGAAGGGCCGGCGGCGCGAGAAGTGGGGCGACAAGCAGCAGGTCGAGCACAGCGGCACCGTCAATTTCGCCGAAGCTCTCGATGCGGCCAGCACCCGGCTGAAGAAATTCGAGAACGATGGCCCGGCGTAACGCTCAGTTGGAGCTGATCGAACAGATCGCCCGCTGCCAACACGATCCGCTGCGCTTTGTCGTCATGGCGTTCCCGTGGGGCGAGGGCGAGCTGGTCGAGCACACCGGGCCGGACACGTGGCAGCGGGATATCCTGGGTCAAGTGCGCGACGGGCTCAGCATCGACGAGGCGCTGCGCGTCGCGGTGGCGAGCGGCCACGGCATCGGCAAGAGCGCGCTGGTCAGTTGGCTAATACTCTGGGCGATTTCGACCTGCACCGATACCCGCGGCGTCGTCACAGCCAATACCGAGCAGCAGCTCAAGGGCAAGACCTGGGCCGAGCTGGCGAAGTGGTTCCGGCTGTGCATCACGCAGCACTGGTTCGAGCTGACCGCCACGGCATTGTTCTCGCGTGACCCTGCCCACGAGAAGACATGGCGCATCGATGTGGTCGCATGGAGCGAGCGCAATACCGAGGCGTTCGCCGGCCTGCACAACCAAGGCCGCCGCATCCTGCTGGTGATGGACGAGGCAAGCGCTATTCCCGACAGCATCTTCGAGGTTAGCGAAGGGGCGCTCACCGACAAGCAGACCGAGATCCTGTGGTTCTGCTTCGGCAATCCGACCAGGACGATTGGCCGGTTTCGTGAGTGCTTCGGTCGCTTCAAGCATCGCTGGATCACCCGGCAGATCGACAGCCGCTCAGTCAAGATCACCAACAAGCAGCAGCTCCAGCAGTGGATCGACGACTATGGCGAGGACTCGGACTTCGCCCGTGTTCGTGTCCGTGGCGTCTTCCCGCGCGCCGGCAGCCTGCAGTTCATCAGCGGCGACATCGTCGACAGGGCCATGCACGCCGAGCCGATGGCAACGCTGTACGACCCGCTGGTGCTCTCGGTGGACGTCGCCCGGTTCGGGGACGATGCCAGCGTGATCGCGTTCCGGCGGGGACGTGACGCGCAGAGCGTGCCGGCGCAGTCGTTCCGCGGCATGGACACCATGGCATTGGCTGCGCGCGTTGCTGCGCTGATCGCGGAGCGCCAGCCTGACGCGGTGTTCATCGACGAGACCGGCGTCGGCGGTGGCGTGGTCGACCGGCTCAGGCAGCTTGGGCATGACGTGATCGGCGTCAACTTCGGGGCTGCGGCCGACAGCGATCCCGAGGGCGAGCGCTATGCCAACAAGAGGGCCGAGGCCTGGGGCCGCATGCGCCAGTGGCTGAAGAGCGGCGGCAGCATCGAGAACGATCCCGATCTGCGCCAGGACCTCGAGGGCGTCGAGTACGGCTACGACCTGCAGGGCCGCATCCTGCTCGAGAAGAAAGAGCTGATGAAGAAGCGCGGCCTTGCCTCGCCCGACCGCGGCGATGCGCTGGCGCTGTCCTTCGCGCACCCGGTCGCCAAGAAGGCAGTGGCCTTCGGGCAGACCAAGATCCTGCATGAATACAACCCGTACGAGGCCGCGTGATGTGTTTTGGGGGTTCAGCACCAAAGCCGCCACCACCGCCAACCCCACCGCCGCCTGCGCCGACCATGGCGTCGCCGGTCGTGCAGGCGGCCAGGGATGACGAGCGCAAGCGCGCCCGGCTGGCGGCGGGTCGTGCCAGCACCATCCTGACCGGGGCGCAGGGCCTGACGGTGCCGGCCGTGACCGGGCAAAAGAGCCTTCTCGGGCAATAGCAGATGCCAGATGGACTGATCGGGGCCGACCGTGGCTACGGACACGACGCCTCGCGTCCGAAGCTCTGCTACGAGCGCCGCCTTGCCGCGCTGAAGCAGGAACGGCAGAGCTGGCTGCAGCACTGGCAGCAGCTCGCCGAGTATGTCCTGCCGCGCGCCGGTCGGTGGCTCAACACCAGCAATAACCGCGGCGACAAGATCAACAGCAAGATCGTCGACGAGACCGCGACCTACGCATTGAGGACGCTGGTGTCCGGCATGATGGCCGGCATTACGTCGCCGGCCCGGCCGTGGTTCCGGCTGGCGGCGCCCGCTCCCGAGATGATGGAGATCGCCGCCGTCCGTTTCTGGCTGCATGAGGTCGAGCGCCGCATGCGCGTCATCTTCAACCGCAGCAACGTCTACAACAGCCTGTCGGGCGTCTATGAGGAACTCGGGCTGTTCGGAACGGCGGCCATCGTGGTCGAGCCGGACGAGCGCGACATCATCCGCTGCTATCCGCTGACGGCCGGCGAGTACATGTGTGCCAACAGCGGCCGGCTGGTGGTCGACACGATCTACCGCGAGCTCCGGCTGACGGTCGGTCAGCTCGTCGACCGGTGGGGCGAAGAGCAGTGCTCGCGCAGCGTCCTCAACCATTACCGCCGCGGTGAGGTGGATGTCTGGATCGACGTCATCCACGCCGTCGAGCCCAACCGCGAGCGCGACTATGCCAAGTCGGACAGGCGCAACAAGGCTTGGCGGTCGGTTTACTTCGAGGCGGGCGGCGACCCTGACAAGCTCCTGTCGGAGAGCGGTTACGATGACTTCCCGGCGATGGTGCCGCGCTGGTACGTCGCGGGTACGGACGTCTACGGCCGCAGCCCTGGCATGGACGTGCTGGGCTCGGTCAAGGCGCTGATGGTCCTCCAACTCAGGTTGGCGCAGGGCATCGACAAAACGACCAATCCGCCCATGGTGGGACCTGCGGAGCTCAAGAACGCAGTCGTCAACCTCTTGCCGGGTGGCGTCACGTACGTCAGCGGACAGTCGCGCGACGTGTTCAGACCTGCGTACCAGATCAATCTCCCGCTCAACGACCTCGACGGCCTGATCGCCCGGCACCAGAAGCGGATCGAGCGCGGTTTCTATGCCGACTTGTTCTTGATGATGAGCGAGCAGGACGACGTGCGTACGGCGACCGAAATCCGCGTCCGCCAGGAGGAGAAGCTGCTGGTCCTCGGCCCGATGCTGGAACGCTTGCAGGTCGAGCTGCTCAATCCGCTGATCGACCGGACGTTCAGGTTGATGCTCGAGGCGGGCGCCATTCCCGAGGCGCCGCCGGAGCTCCAGGGCGCGGAGCTGCGCGTCGAGTACATCAGCCTGCTGGCGCAGTCCCAACAGGCGATTGCAACCGGGGCTATCGAGAGGATGGCTGGGTTCGTGGGCAACTTGGCCGGGGCCAACCCCGAGGTGCTCGACAAGGTGGATTTTGATCAAACCTGCGACGAGTACGGGGAAGCGCTCGGCGTGCCGCCGAAGATGATCAGGAGCGATGAAGACGTCGCCAAACTCCGGGGCGAGCGCGCCCAGCAGCAGCAGGCGCTGCAGCAGGGGCAGGCCGCGATGACCGCCGCTCAAGGTGCGCAGGTCCTCAGTCAGACCGACACGCGCAGCGATAATGCGCTCACCCGTATGCTGGGGATCAATCCATGAGCGGCGATGAACTGCTTCTCCCGGTTGCATCGTCACTCGACGGCACCGAGGTATTCCGCGCCGTCCGGTCATCGGGTGCTGCGATCCAGGTGCCGGTGCTGGCGGTGCAGGCCGGGATCGACGACATCATCGCGACCGGCAGCACGACCTCCCGGACGCTGGCGGCAAGATTTGCCGATGTCGTCAACGTCAAGGATTTTGGAGCGCTCGGCGACGCCGTGACCGACGACACGGTGGCGATCAACGCCGCCTACGCCGCAACCGCGACTGCGGGCTGCCTGTATTTCCCGGCTGGCGACTACCGCCATGCCACAGCACTGGTCTTTGACTTGGCCAAGCGGATCGCGTTCATTGGCGAGGGCGTGCGGCAAACCCGGCTCGTCTACAACGGCGCGTCCACCACCGCCAACTGCGTCACGTTCGGCGATGGCACGACGAGCGAGCAGGGACTGCGGATCGAGGGCATTGGGTTCAGCAGCAATGTCATCATGACCGCAGGCTGCGGCGTCCGGTTCCGCAAGGTGGTTCGGTCGCACCTGACCAACGTCTACTTCGGGCACCAGGACGGCAACGGTAATTACTATCATGCGGTGTGGTTCGACGGCTTCGACTTCGTGACCCTCGACCAGTTCCAGGCCCGCGCGTCGCAGGATGGCATCCGGATCAGCGGCAACAGCGTCAAGGCCGACCTATTGCTGACCGGTGGCAAGATCGCATCGTGCACCATCGGGTTGCACATTGCGGGTGATGCGGGCGGCGTCTGCGTGGATATGACCGACATCATCAACAACGGAACCAACGTTCGTATTTCCCAGGACATCGTTGCGACGGCCAACCGGGAAACATTCTTCGGCCCAACCGCCCTGATTGATAGCGGCGATGCTGCTGGTGGCGTCACCTTCGACGGGATTGGCGTCGATATCGCGGATACCGACGGGTTTGTCTCATTCGCGGGGGGCTGGCTCGCTTCGGCGGGCGCGCTGATTAACGTCGGGAGCACGTTCGGCGGGCGGCTGCTGGTCAACGGCGTGACGTTCTACAATGCGTTTGCGCGGGGCGTTCATTCCGGCAACGCTATCCAAATCGCGTCCAGTACGGCCAAGGTCAGCGTGACCGGAAGCCGGTTCTATAACGTCGAAGGCACGGCAATCACCTACAGCGGGGCAGGCACTCTCGCCACCCATATGTCCGGCAACTACTTCCACAGCGATGTCACCGCCAAACTTTCGGCCGTCTCCAGCAATGCGCTGACTTACTCGTCAGAGCTGTATGCCGGGACGATCACCAAATACAATGTCTCCGCATTCGGCCAGCCCGTGACGCAGGCCGCCGGCACGGCCGATTATACGGCAGGTGCGGCGTACTCCGCCTGGGTTGCCAGCAACCGGGGCGGCACGATCCAGTTTTTGAAGAGCCGGGGCGCTTCGGTCGGAACACGGGCCATTGTCCAGAGCGGTGATGAAATCGCGCGCCTGATGTTTGCCGGCGACAACGGCACGAGTTTTGAGAGAGCGGCGCAAATTGTCGTCACGGTGGACGGCACGCCGGGCGCGTCGGGCGACATGCCGGGCAAAATCTCCCTCGCTACGAGTGCTGACGGCAGCGCGTCGCCGACCGCCCGTCTTGATCTCGACAGTGCCGGAAACATCGGCATCAACGGGACCAGCTTCGGCAGCGGCGTCAAGGTCCTCTTCATCGGCAACGGCACCGCACCAAGTGGCAGCCCGACAGCCGGGGGTATTCTCTACGTCGAGTCAGGCGCTTTGAAATTCAAAGGCTCGTCCGGGACCGTG